TGCAATGCACCAAGGACGGCAAGACCGTTGACAAGCAGAACAAGTCCGACAATCCCGAATGGGCGGCGGCGAGCGTCAGCATCTCGTTCAAACCCTACGAGAAGAAGGTTGACGCGAGTACCGCCAACGACCCGAACGCGGACACTGGTTCAACGAGCGACGTGGAGACGAGCGTCACCGTCCTCATCCATAATCCGACCCGTGGTAGCGCGAAAATCGTTGACTGGGGTGCCGAAGGCAGTCTGACCACGTTGAAGGCGTTCAGCAATGCCATTGACCGTTCGCTGATTGGCTCTTCCAGCAGTGATGACGATGATGATTCTTCCGATTCCAGTTCATCGGATTCCGATAGCGGTTCCGGTGATGACGGTTCCGACAATGACGATTCCGACTCCTCCGATTCGGATTCGTCCGACAACAACGGCAGTAGTTCATCCCAGAATTCCGATGACGGTTCCGTAACCGGCGACCCCAATGAGGGTCCGAACGACTAATCCGAAAGGAAAACTAAATTGACAGGACATAACAAGCCTAGTGAGGGTGACAAGTTCGCTGAGTTCATCAACAGCAATGGCCCGTTGACCGGTGCGATTATCGCCATCGCGTTCATCGTGTGTCTCGTCATCAGCATCATCTTGAACCTGTGATGAGATTTTTTGGAGGTTCCTTATGGCTAAGAAGAAAGGCGGCATGTCCGCCGGTTCCCTGCTTGGCGGCATTCTGGTCGTGTTGACGGCCATGGTGCTCATCGTGAATCTGGGATTGTGGACTCCCATGTCGAAGATTTTCGGATTGCCGGAAATCAATGACTTGTCCCAGTTGATGCCGGGTGAGGATTCCAAGGTGAAGCCGGATGTGAAATTGGGGTTGAAGGAGCCTTCCTTGAAGTCGTCCGGCTCCAATTCGCAAACCAATACTCCAGAAGCCACAGAAACGCCCTCAGAAACGACGCAGACACAAAACGGGGACAATTCCTCAAGTCAAGCACAAAAAGCCTCTACAAGCGTTCCTGAAGGTGCTTTAAGCCCCATCACCACGAAACAGGCGCTTGACAAACTCGCTGACATCGAAACCGCAACCCCGCACACCAAAGGATACAATCGCAAAACCGACTTCGGCACATGGCAGAACAGCAACCAGCTCTGCGGTTACGGCACCACCCGCGACTACATCCTCAAACGCGATATGACCGACGTGACCATGGACAAGAACTGCAAGGTGCTCACCGGCACCCTCCAAGACCCATATACAGGCAATGCCATCAAATTCCAGCGCGACACCTACGAGACCGTCAACGGCAAACAGAAGAAAACAGGCGGGGACAGTATGGCCGTCCAAATCGACCATGTGGTGGCGGTCAACGACGCTTGGGCCAGCGGACTGTGGAAGGACTCGCGCAAGGGCGACCGCATCACCTATGCGAACGACCCGGAAGTGCTCGTCGCGTCCGAAGGAGAAGCGAACAACATCAAACAGCAGGGCGTGAACCTTGTTGAGGACGAGGCGTTGAACGGTTCCTCGACCAAGTGGAAGGACGCAACGCCCAGCATTTGGCTCCCGTCCAACAAGACGTACCAATGCTCGTATATGGCTAAACGCGTGTACATCAAAGACAAGTACAAGCTGTCCATGAGCAGTTGGGAGAAGGCTGAAACGAAGTCGTTCCTCACGCAATGCGTGGCCGACGGCAACTGATTTTGGTTAGAAAAACTTTTCCTGTTTTTCCGGTTTTTCACCAGATGAATGTTCGAAGTCGTTTACTGTAACAGTTGAGACCGGGTTTTCGTGGTATATCTTCCACCATCTGGTTTCTTCCCCGGTCTCTGTGGAAAGCTCCTCGCGGGGAGTGTGTTTTCGGGTTCCGCCACCCGTGTGTGGATTCTTTTTGGGTGGCGGAACCATTTCCTTTCCTAATCGGCATTGTGGCGATTCGAGAAGAAAATGATGTTATACTAGAAGTGTTCACACAATAATAGAAAAAAGCCAGCCAAGGAGAAAAACATGAGCAACTACTTCAACAGCATCGAACACCAAATCAACCTCATGCTCGACAGGGAACAAGACCTCCAAGACGAACAGGAACAGCGCCTACGGGATATTCACGACGGCATCGGAGACTACGTGCTGTTGCCCGAAGGCGACCCGTGGAACATCGATGACTACGAGCAAGACCCACAGCCCACCAACATCAACAACACTTGCAGTCACGGACTCTATGTTGACGAAGGTGTGAAATCTGGAACCATGTATCATCTCAACCCTGACCTCGGACTGTGGGCGGCTTGTGACGACTACGAGGACATAGAAAAAATGGTCAGGGAAGGCAAGACGCTCACCCAGCCCATCGACGATTACGATTCGAAGCTCGCCTGAGAAAGAATTTTTCCTGCAACCTTCCTTGTTTGCGAAAAACTACGTTATAGTGGAACCAGTCACAAACAAGGAAGGTTCCTTTTTGAACACCGAAACGGACATCACGGACAGTCAAACCCAAGAACGTTCCCGTCCACGCAAAGACCTTGACACCGTAGGAGGGTTCCTTGACTCCTGCAAGGACGAGACGCCAATCCTGCTTTACTTCAACACAAACGACGGAATACAAAGAATCCCCCACATCCTAGGAGACCCGCCCACCGTCGGACAACTCCGACTCAACAAATATCTGCGGCCACTGAAAATCCAACGAAGAGTCCGCTACCAGATTGCCGGAACCAGCGACACCGGCTGGGTCATCCGGGTCGATGAACGATTCAAGAAAAAGAAATACATCAAAGCGTCGAAAGCCTGAACTTTTGGATAATCAAGACTACACCGTGAACAAAACCCCTTTACGTTCCAACGGAGACCGGGAAGCAGTCTTGCAGACCATCTTCCGTAGGGGAGTCCTGCCGCAAGCCGTGGTGTACGCGCTCGGACTACTGGTGGCGGTATGTCTCCTCGCATATTCGAACTCCCTGACGGGAGGATGGAAAATCATCTTCCTGTTCCTGTCCATCCTGAATTTCGTGGCGGGAATCCGGGGACTCGTCAAGGTAAGCGCCAGCTGGACTACAGTCCGTGACTGCGCGTATCCGAACATCGACGCGAACGCGGCTGAAACATGGGATTTGGCCGTATGGCTCGCCAACAGTCCACAATTCGGAGGAACCCCCATTCGTGCCATGCGACAGCAGGAACTACGTGAGGCATTGGATGAGTACGGGCCACTGTTCCTAGCGAACAATCCGGAAGACGTGACCGTCCAACTGAACCGGTTGGAACGGCTCATGCATGACGTGGATTGGACAGGCCAATATGTTCATGCGCTCCTTCTATTCCGACAGTTGAAAGACTCACATCTCAAATATTGGAGCCAACTGGACGGAGCCTACTGGCAAACGTTAATAAAACTGACGTCAGGCATGCGTTTGGAAAACCTACGCGAAGACGTGCAACTCTCCCCACACCGCATGGTCATCTTGGATGGATTGCAGATTAACTGCGGACTGCACGGAACCGTAGGCGAATACACCGTCGGCTACGAGGATGGCGGAGTCCTGTGAACTATCAGATGCTACGAGACGTTCGCACCGGACGAATCCACATGTTCTCCAACAATTGTTGGATGCTTCGGGATTGGGTGACGAAAAACATCGGACTGGAAGAGAACGGCGTAGCTCTCATACGCAGACTCGACCTGTTGGAAATGGAAAAATACTCCACCAAAATGATGGACAATCCCGAATCGTCCAGCGAGGAATACCGGCAAGCGAAAACCATGCATGACGGCGTGGTCAGAACATTCAAGGGAATGTCGCCGGTGGCGCGACTCGAATACTGGGACTGTCTGAACGACACTCCCGTCAACATCCTCTGAGCTTAGAAAAAAACACAAAACCTCTGAAAGGAGCAGCATTGGACGAACAATCCTCCACCCAACGTTTCCATATCCTCATGGCCGGTATCAGCGAAGGTGAGACCAGAATCCTCTACAACATCGAAAAAGGAAGGTTGACCGCCGACATCCTCAAAAGCAACATCGGCAGACGACTGCTGGATGCCGGACTCATCCGACGTAACGGACAATCAGCCCCATCCCTCACCAAGGATGGCATGCGCCTCGTATCCACGCTCGCCCAAGGCGAGGCAGACCGTCCAATCCGACTATACGAGCGCAACAGCGAAACACTGCTCCGCCAAGCCGGACAGGGAACGGCCAACGCATACAAGGCCGGTTTCGAAAACGCCGCCATCGAACTGCTGAACGACAAGCTGGTTCACCTCGACATCGCAACAGGCGCTCTGACGCCGCTCCCTGCGGGACGGGAACTATTGGAACGACTGGAGCAGACGGCTTGAAGCCTTGGTTCCAAGACGACACGCTGACGCTCTATCTGGGCGACGCATCGTCCGCGCTTTCCGATTTGCCCGACGGAAGCGTCGATTGCATCGTCACCAGTCCACCGTACTACGGGTTGCGCCAATACACGGATTCCGAACTGGAAATCGGACGCGAACCCACACCCGGCGGCTATGTGGAAGACCTCAGCAAAGTATTCCGCGAATGCAGACGAATCCTAGCCGATGACGGCACGCTCTGGCTGAACTTGGGAGACACGTACTCCACGCCGAACCTATGGGACGGCGGCGACGGGTCGGAGAACAGCATCGGATTGCACGGACATGCGCAGAAGCCGAACGGCAGGAAACGTCCAGACCGTCCGGCGAAGAACCTGCTCGGCATCCCGTGGAGAGTGGCGTTCGCATTGCAGGATGACGGTTGGATATTGCGTTCGGATATCATTTGGGGGAAAACCAATCCCATGCCGGAAAGCGTGAAAGACCGTCCAAGCAAAAGCTACGAGCATATTTTCCTATTCTCCAAAACCGAAAAATACTATTACGACTACCAGTCCGTAAGACAACGGCAGTCGGAGAAAACCATCGAGGATTTAGCCCACCGGCATACGTTCGGCAACAAAAGCGCATATGGTGGTGTCCGCGAGGATTTGGGGAGAGACCGTAGGGAATACGTGGCATCGGACGGCAGACGAAACCTACGCGACGTGTGGATGCTGCCGACCCGCCCGTATGCGGGAGCGCATTTTGCGGCTTTCCCGGTGGATATTCCCCTCACATGCATTCAGGCCGGTTGCAAGCCGGGCGGCGTGACGCTCGACCCGTTCAACGGTTCCGGCACCACCGGGTTGGCGGCTGCGATGCTGGGGCGTAGGTATATCGGCGTCGATTTGAGTCAACAATATTTGGAATTGAGTCTGCGAGACCGTCTGAATCAGCCCGCGTTCGTATAGGAGATTGGAAAAAATGCTGTCGTTATTATCGCAACAGAATGTGCTTATCGCATTGGCTGTGGGAGCTATCATATTGGCGCTCATGTTCCTCATCCCCGCCGTCGAGGAACTGGTCGGCACGTATACTCCGTTGGGAGAATTCTGCGAACGACCGAACATGAGATGGGCTGTGGTCATCCTGACCATCGTAGCGGTTCTCACGGTAGTGGTCATCTGACTTTTCCTTGACGGGGACGGCTTGATGCCGTCCCTTTTTTGTTTCCCGCATCAAGTATGGGACAGTGTTCCAGCCGACTAATCTAGGAAAGGAAAGACTCGAAAGGTGGAAACGTGAAAAGCTTCCTAAAGAACCTATTGGCTTTGACCGGACTGGCGTCCATCATCACCATGCTCGGCTCCCTCGCATATGTGGATAAGAAACTACATGATGTGAGCAACGGATACAAGTACGGCCCCGCACGGCATCTGGAGTATTTGAGCGCACTGTTGCACTCCTTCAACCGTTCTATAGATGTCATTGCCGCCGACACGCATCGGAAGGTGTGCGACGAGGAGAATCGGAAGTATGACCGTTTGGAGGATGAGCGGGAGAGGGCTTGGAGCGCGGCTCGCTGAGTATTTGGTTTTCTTTGCGTCTGTCTATGTTATAGTGGAACTGTTCACATAAAACAGATTCGAAGGAAGACCATGAACCAAAAAGTCCTCATCACTCTCAACAACGGAGCGAAACGTATCGTATACCGTGACGACCTCTGCCACGAGCTGGCCGACCTGCTCCGGCTCTACCTGCACGCCGACGCGTTGCCGGGAACAGGGGAACGTTGGGAACTGTTGAGGACGCTTGCATCCACTCTCATTGGTCGCGCTGTCGAAAAAGGGCTTTTTGAGGACTGCGCCCGCGTGAACGTGTATCCGGTTTCTTTTCAAATGGTTCGGCCTGATTGACATATTCAACAAACTGAGTTACAGTGGAACTGTTCACACATATAGACCCAAAGGAGAAAACCAAATGACCGTCAACGAACTCATCGAACAATTAAAGAACCTACCCAAGAATTGGAGTACTGCCGTATTTCTACGTTCCTTAACTCCTCGCTACTCGCATTCAGACATGAACGACAATATTCGCCTCCGCTTGAACAAGGCGATTGAAACCACCGACTCTGAGGAATTCGTGGACATTGCCTACAAGCTGGGACTATTCCTCCCGGAAGGGGAAGACGATTGAGCGTCGAAGAAACAGGAGTTTGGACGGAAACTTATCCAAAAGAACCTTGCCCATTCTGCGGAAAAACGGTTGCTATTCGAATCAGCGAGATTCTTATTGTGGACAAAAAATACTGGAAAGTCCGTATTTTCGACGATAGTGGTTGCCCGTTGTCCGCAATGTTCGAGCGGGGCTTGCGAATGGGGCCAGCGGGGGAAGTGTGTGCCGTTCTTAAAAAGGATTGGCATGAGATTGTGGAAACCGTTTCCAATATGCCGGTTTGTCCTGAATGTGGACGCTCTCCGGTTTGTCGTTATTCCAAGAACCTCGACCGTTGGATTATCCTTTGCGAAAAAGGACATTTGAGAACGGATGAGGCTTTCGTTCTCTCTGCCATGAGGAATTGGAACAAGAAAGTCGGTCAATATGTTTGCGACAATCAGAACCAACGACTCGGTCAATGTCTGACGGAGTTTTGGTATCAAGGGGATACGTCGGACGAGAATCTTCCGGAATTCATGAGGCAAAGCTGGCTTGACGTCCTCCCGGCATTGAAACACCGGGCATCCCCGCCCAAAAAAATGGTGAACGAAAACGTGAATTACCATCCGCTCCGCCGTTGCGTCATCTGTAACGAACTAGTGGAGGCCGACGACCCGATATGCGCGGTCTGCGGACAACCGGCTTGCAGTAACCACGCTTACGATGTGGGTGGCGGCGAATGGTATTGCACCGACTGCTGCCACGGAAAAACTCACCCGTGTGCGGACTGTGATGCGCCCTCCCATTGGCGGTGCAAGGATTGCGGCAAATGGGTTTGCGAAAACCATTCGACATTCGTCACGGTTCAAGGTGAGGAATTCTATACTCTTTTCGGCTACTACTGCGATACTGATTTACGGTGGGAACTAGCGGAAGAACAAGCTAAGGAGGTGACGTTGTGAGCGAAAAAACCAGACGGGATAAGACGTTGAAGCTTATCGAGGACGGCGAAGACGATGAGGTCATTCGAGTCCTAACCGGATACCAGCCGTCGGTAATCCAAATGCTCAGAAAGGAAGCCATATGCAACATCACAAAACCCGATAGAGGGGACTCCTCTGATTCGGATTTGGAAGTGCAAGGCGACCTGTTCTAATATTTCGGCAAAAACAAGCACTAACCCAAAGGAATAAATCTTGACCGTTGAAATCAGCGGCATGTACACCGCCAACATGAAACGCCGGGCGAACCTATATCTTTGGCGGGGCAATATCCCCATCGTGGACTCCGTTCAGGATGTTCGGCGGGAGGATATCGGCACTGTTGTAGAAAAGCTCCGAATGTTTGTGGGTGCTCTTATCGACGCCGGATACGGCGGGGATAACGTGTTGGGTTGGCGTAATGACCCCGGTTTGTGTGAGAGGAACAAGCTGGTTCACGCTTGAGTTTTAGCCGCTCCTTTTCTGGGAGTGGCTTTTATTTTCCCATCCAGATGTTATAGTGGAATTGTTCACAAAAAATGGTTAAGGAGAAAAATATGAGCGACAAAAACACCACACCAAAACTTCCCAAGTACAAGAAGACCATCGACGCTACCGGATTCGGACTATCCTGCGTCACCGAATACGGGTTCGATGACGCAGGGCTGTTCCACCACTCATACACGTACAACTACAAGAACAGGAAGGCCGTCATCCAAGTGATGGGAAGCCAGCAGCCCGCCGACTGGCATACCCGCCAAAGCGCCTACGCCTCCTACTATGAGGATGGGAAACAGGTAGGCCGAACCCGTGCCTATAACATTCTTGAAAACGCTCAAATCAAGGCAGTCCGTTGGATTATGGGCTTCGGCTCGGATAGCAAGGCGGAAGAAGCCTATCGTGCCGTTCGACTGGAGAAAAGCCATCGCAATCAGCAAATCTGCCGTCGCATCCCCAAACCATTGCGCATGGAAGTCGAGGGGCTTGCAAATAAGCTGGGTTTGAAAATCCACGGCGACGAAGACAACAGCATTGTGGAAACGTTCGTGAACACGTATCTCGCCACTGCGGAACAGAATGGTCTGATTGAACTGAGAGAACGTCAATACGGTTACGAAAAGTCGATGACCGTATGGCTGGACGGGGATGCGAGCCGCAAAACCGAAGACGCCCCCGACTGGGAGAAGTTCAAGGAAACCGTCGTGGAAATCGTCCCACTCTATTTGGAATGTAGACGGAAAACGGCGGAAAGCGTTGGTCTGGGGGAGAAGCTGGCTGAAAACTAATCCTGATGGTTGGGGCAGGAAACTGCTCCAACCATTTTTGTTGCGTTCTCCAATATCTGCCTATAATCCTCAAGGACACCTACTGTCACGTTTAAGTCCACGGCCATTGGGAAAAGCTCACCCTCATAGATTCGTTCGGATTGGATATATTCGAACGGATTGATAAGCAGTATCGCCGTCTCCTTACGAACGTATGATTCAGCCTTGTCATCGTATTGTTTCCAGCAACAAGTATCACCGTGAGTCCAATGGAATAGTTCATGCGTTAACGTGCATCGTTTCTGCCGCTCGTTCAACCGTGGGTCTATGACGATTATTCGGGTTTCCTCGTCATATACGCCGTTGATGTTTTCCGGAAGTTCCTCCTCGAAAACGTATGGCGCTTGACGTGCGAGTCCTACCATCCGTTTTATCTCTTCATAGCACATTCGCCGGTCGATGGCGACGCTTCTGTTGTCTACTGGGGGATGTTTCAGCAACCGTCCTCGCTTTCCGATTCCGCTTGCTTGTTGGGGTCGTGGTTTGCGGACAATGTGAGGTCGCCGGAATTGATTTTACGCAGGACGGCTTGAAGCTGCTGTTCCACAACGGATTGCGTGGAATGGTATCCGTTGTGTCCGGCGATGAGTTCTTCTGGGGTCATGTTCCATGCGTGGGCGAGTTTTTCCACGTCGGCGGGGAGCCATTCGACGGTCTCGTTGTATCGTGTGGTGACGTAGCTGGGGCTTTTGCCTAGTTGACGCGCGATGTCCCGTGCGGAGAGCCGTCGGATTCCGGCTTCCGCTAGGATGCGTTGGTTGATTCTTCTGTTGAATTCGCTGGTTTGGTTTTTTCTTTTTCCCATGTTTTTCATGATAACTGATTTTTAACATGAAACGCGTGGTTTTAGATTTGACAGCATACTTTTATATGCTATTGTTCGTAATTACGAACACTTGTTCACTCGAAGAAACAGGAAGTCAATGCATAACATGAGTTACGACAAGGCACGGACGCCCTTGCGGACAGCCGGGTAGACACCTCCAAGAAACCCGTCCCACACACCCCGCCTCAAAATTGGAGGAACACACCCCCAATTTTGTGAATAAGCCCAGTATGACTAGAATAAAAAACGTCCACACAATATAAGCCAGACTCCACACAGGCCAGACTAAAAGGAATGTTTTGAGAAAGACAATAGACCAGAAAATCCTCTTGGATAAAAACTTCACAAAATTGGACATCCTAGGCCAGCACCTATGGATGATGCTCCAACTGCATCCGAAGACCAATGCTCTCGGCGTATGTGATTGGACGTTTGGAAAAATCAACGCCTACACTCACGGAAACACTCCCACCCCATTCCAACAGGCGGGCCGGGAACTCGTAAACGAAGGACTACTGGTCATAGACGAGGACACCGAAGAAGCACTCCTCCTCGACCACATCGACCTCACGGCGGACTCCGGAACCATCGAATCCGCATACCTTGGAACCGCCAGCCCAAGACTGCGCAGAATCCTAGTCAGTGAACTGAACCGAACCCTCCGACAGGGAAAGCACTTCCCGTTCGAATGGGAGGAGATTCATGACATCCTCAGTGAATCGAATGCCGACTCCGACGAATATGAGGAGCCGCATCCAAGCGTGGAACCCGTCGAGGATGATTCCCTAAACACCTCCCAGACAGATAATTCCACCTCCAAAAAGGAAAAAGAACCCGCCAAGCAGGACGATACCGAAACCTCAAGCGTGAAACCCGTAGAAGCGGAAGACAAGCCTGTCGGGAAGCGTCGTGGACGGCCACGTAAGAATCCACTCCCTCCGGAAGGAGAAGACAAACCGAAGCGTCGTCGCGGTCGCCCCCGCAAGTACAAACCCGAACCGGTCGAACTGATGGACGGAACCATGGAGCCTCCGTTCGAGGAGCCGATGACCATGGAACAGGTCAAGGTTCTGCCCCAATACGATTCCGACACCCCAATCGACGTGGATGATGACGGGGAACCCAAGTATTTGCAGTGGGATGAAATCCCGCAACAGCTTTGGTTCTGGCATCCACTGCCCGAAGACTGGTCTCCGACCGAGAAAGCATCGAAACTGTACAAGGATTTGGGTGGTGGAAGCAAGATGACCATTTTGCAAGCGGCTGACTCGTTCCGTAAGGTCTACGATTCACGCCTGTACGTGAAACGTGACAACGGTTTCAAGGCCGCTCCGCTCTCGCCTGACCGACTCTTCATCCAACAGTTGCTTCACTGGCGTAAGGAAAAGGACGAGGAAAACGAACGCAAAGCCAAGGAAAAAGCCGAGCGGGAAGCGCTTCTCGATGAAGAACCGACAATCGACGTAGACCCCATCTGGGGAAACCCCGAAGACTTGGTTTCCGCCAAAGTGGAACAGGAAAATCCCCAACAGGAGGAAGTGACCCCACTGATTCCAGACGAGGAAGTACCGAAAGTCCGCCACTACAAGCGGATGGTGCCGAAGGATTGGAAACCGAACCAGAAGCACATCGACCGAGCCAATGAACTGAACATCGACGTGAACACGGAAGCCGAGAAATTCTACAACTACAGCCATTCCAATGGCAAGAAATACTTGGACTTCGACCGCGCCTTCGACAATTGGCTCCTCAACGCCGACAAGTTCAACAGGAACAGCCGAAACACACGACGCAAAACCCGTAGCGAGGAAGGATACGAGCACAACATGAACATGCTGAAAGAATCCCTCGCCCAAGCCGGATGGGATGAATGATGACAGCACAGGCTCCCACACAAGGAACGTTGACCACGGCACAGGCCAGCAATGGACAGCATTACCCACGCGCCTTCGAACGCCCGTGCGCCATCGCGCTGTTGACCCAAATCAACAGTCATTACGGCAACAAGCCGTTGGATGACGCGCAGGTGGATAACTTCGTCAACGAAATCGACCATACGATTAAAGCCGACGAAGCCCGCCAAGCCATCATCGAATTCTTCCAGACACATTCGTCACGGGAAGCTTGGATTGCTCCCTACGACATCAATCAGATGGTCAGGAGGAAGCGTTTGAGCAGAGTGCCATCCAATGCTGAAATCAGCCGCATGCTTGACGGATATGGCATCACCGACGCGAACACCGCATGGGGTTTCAGACGTGGACTGACCTACGCCATCTCCAAAGGCGCTTCGCCGGAACGCGCTATCGAGTATGCGAAAAGACACTGTGATGACGTGAAGACCATCTCCAACACCCCAGACCAGTATCCACAGCTCACAGCTGGTGACAACGTGGGCAAGGAAGACGGTGTCACTTCATTTTCAGCGCTATTGAAAGACTTCCGGTCAGGATTGGAACGGCCATCCACACAGGCCAATCCAATCCCAGCCGAAAACAATCCAATCCAGAAAACCGATAAGAAAGAAGAAAACAAACAATGACCGACGTCACCACCAAGCTTATTCACGACACTTTCATCCAGAACCGTCCCGATAAGGTAGGCGAACAGGAAGCGGAAGAACTGTTCAACCATTGGCTTGAAGTCCACGGATTCCAGCCGGAGGAACAGCCCATCGCACCAGCCGGATTCGAGTATGAGACCGTCAAAACCAAGGAGGATTCCACACCATCCTCCGACGATTTGGACGTCATCGCCCTCGCATCCGACAATGCCACCAATTCCGCCGCAATGATTTCCGACGTGATGGATTCTCTTCCTGAAAGCACCCGGGAAGCGCTTGCGTGCGCGTTGAACGACTTTGACTGTGCCGCCGAGCATCTGCACAGGTTGCTCGACAAGTACAATTACAAGCCTTTGGAAGAAAGGGAGGAAGAGTGAAGTAGCACAAGAGCACAAAACCAATCCACACACAGTAAGAAACCAGAAGGAAAAGATTTGGAAAACAAACTCCGAGGGAAAATCCCCTTCATCGCGGCAGTGTCCGCACTATCCATGCTCGTCTCCGCAAACGTGGCATTGGCCGCAGAGGTCGGCAACCCAATCATCGTGGACAAGACCAACATGTTCACGGCTGATGAAACCGTTGACCTGTTGGGCGGCGACTTGGGTGAGGCGGCGAACTTCGGTCTCGTCGGCTTCGACTCCATCCATCTCAACGCGCATACGAACAGCAACATCGCCACCGAACACGCCTACATCGGAGCAGCCTTCGGCAACCACGCCAACGGTGTGGACGAGCCGGAAGTCAGCTACATGGACAAGGTTGACGGCAACATCAACGTCAGTCTGCCCGCCGACTCCAAAATCGTGTTCGGACAGTCCAACACCATCGGGCAGACCGACAACGGCAACAGTTGGACGGTGAACGGCAACAAGCTGGAAATGCAGACCGGTGGAAGCCTACCGAAGTCGGAACGAGTGCTCAAGGACTCCAAGACCGTCAAATACCTTGACTTGGAGGCCATGGAAAAGAGCATGACCAGCCTGTCAGCCAAGTGGTCGAAAACTCCGGAAGCCAACGCGACCCATGATTTCTCCGACATGAACAAGCGTCACATCGACGCCAACGGTGATGTCGCCCATATCAACATTGACGCGAAGGAACTGCAAGGTAATCGAGTCACCGCCACATTGGGGGAGAAGACCCGTCTCGTCGTGAACGTTGACGCCGAAGGTGCGGACAATATCACTCTGCCCCAATTGGACGTGGATGGTATCAATCACGCCGAATACGCCAAGTGGACGGACAAGGGTGTTATTTACAATCTGACCGACTCCAAAGCCAAGGACGGACAATATCACGGCAACGTCGGCACCGCTGGCGCATCCTCTTCCGTGATTCTCGCCCCAGAAGCCAACGTGGACGCATCCCAGAACGTCGAAGGACAGATTATCGCCAAGAACGTGACCATCGGCGGCGAATTCCACCGCAACAGCGTGAATGTCCCCGCCACCCGCCACGTGGAAGTGAAATTGGACGGTCAGGACAAGACCGAAACCACTCCGTTCGTCGTGCCCCAGCCCGCTAAAGACCATTACCGTTTCACCGTCTGGACAACCAACCCGGACGGAACCGGCGACTCCTACAAGCCGGGCGAGACCGTGACTTCGATTCCGGAGAACACCACCCTGTATCCGCAATGGGAGGCGAAGCATGTGCTCCGCTATGACATGAACGGTGGCGACGGCCAGTATGAGGATTCCGACTTGCCAACCGACGTGTCCGACACGGCTCCAACCCGAGACGGTTATGAGTTTGACGGTTGGATGATTGATGGCGTCAAGGTCGATTCCGATAACACTGTTGAGGACAATGGTTCCGATGTGACCGTGGTCGCACAGTGGACTCCGGTTAAGCAGGATGTGACGCCGACTAAACCGGACGTCCCATCCAAGGGGGACGACAACAAGACCGACAATGGCGGAAACGGTTCCGACACTCCGAAGGATGATAATACGGACACGCCGTCCAAAGACGACAGCAAGCCGGACGTTCCGAAGGGTGACGACAATACCGACACTCCATCCAAGGATGATGGGAACAAGACTGAAACCCCGAAGGATGACAATACCAACGTGCCGAACAAGCCGGACACTCCAAAAGACGATACCGACACACCATCCAAGGATGACGGCAAATCCAACGATGATACGGGCGCTCCCTCCGACGGCAAGAACGACGTGAACACTCCCGCCGGGAATAAGACGACCGGCAACGGTAAGAACGATAACGGCAATAAGACCGTGGACGCCAATAAAACCGTCCAACAGGATGGTCAAGGCTTGGCTGTCACAGGCGTGACGGTCGGCATCATCGCCATCGCGGTCATCGTGCTTGCCGTGGTTGGGGTAATCCTCTCCGCAATCAAGAGGCATGAGTTCAACCGCTAAAGAAGATTGACTGGGGGTGTGCCAATGCGGCACACCCCTTTTGTCTCAAATGGGAACATCGTAAAAAATATAAAAGAAAGCTGATGGAATGAAGGATTTCAGCAAATGGTTGGAAGCTTGGGAGAATTACCCTCCAGTTCCCGACTGGATGTACACCCTTGACCTTGCTGCCGTCGGAATCTTCGGATGTGCCGCGATTCTTGGACTGGTTATCGGAATATGCGGCGTGAACAGTTATGAAAGTGGTTTAGGTAAAATCGCCCACATAAGCTTTGCCGTCGGCATGATAGGAATACTTTTAGGATTTCTTTTCAGTGTATTCGTTAACGTATACTACGAAGGAAAAGCTTCCGCACCACCCACGCTTCGCGAACAGATTTCCACAGTTTGGAATTTAGAAGATATAGACTGCGACTCCCTACCTAAACGTGAACTGCCTACAGAGGATTTGAAATGCGTTGTCTACAAGGGTGACAAGAGAATCAAAGTCACATTGCACGCAAGCGAAAGCAAAGTCGGATTGTATACATCCGACAGGAAGCGTTTCCTAACGGAATAGGAATGTTTTAGATGATGAGTCAATATGGAGAAGAGCTTAATATGCAGATACTGCAACCGTTGGATTTGGACTCCACGGCGGGAATATTGCAGCTGAACGGCTATCTGGTTCCGTTATCCGAATGGAGCAAAGCCAGAGAGGACTACAAAAGCAACACCGACCGACGGGCGTTCGTCATCATACTGTGCGCGTTAATCGGGTTAGCGGTCGCCTGCATGGAAATATGGGCCACCAGCAGTTGTTCCATTCGACTTCCCACCTATATCCACGTTCTTGTTTTTCTGATGAGCTTCGGATGCAGTCGGGTGGTGTTGTTTCCCTCTAGCAGAATGGAGAAAATTATTCGCCCGAAACCGGACAGCCCCAGCCGAGTGTTGGAGTCTGAATTCGACATCCATGTGGCCGGACTGGAAGGCACTCCACTGTTCGACAAGACCGGTTACAGGAAAATACTGCTCCAGACCGACGAAACGCATTTCAGTCCCGCAACCCTGTTTGTTTGGGAGGAGCGAAGCAGTATCAAAGAAGAAGGTATTTGGCCTATGACATACATTGCACTGTTCGACAAGGACGGCAAGCCAATCAGACCGCAAAAGAGTGAAAAATAGACTGACTCTCACAGAGAGTCAGGAAAAGGCTCGGCTCTGGTTGGAGTGGGATGTGAGATTGTCCCGGAAAGCGTTCGAATCCCGTTTGACTAGAGAAAAAAGAATCTTGTCCCCAAATAGACAAAGGAAATCAGAATGGCGTATCAAGACCCGTGGCGTGAGGCTGTTGAAAACGCTAAAGAACTTCTCCGATTGGGAATGCCACCACAGAAAGTGCAGGAGCGGACTCGACTCCCCAAGAGCACCATCGACAGGATATCCCCGCCCATCTTGCAAGAGAACGCCCAACGCAAGGCAGTCGAAGAAGCCGAACGAGCCGTGGAACGCGAACACAGGAAAGTACTCAAAGAAAAATATCCGTGCCCCATGTGCGGCAAAGGCTATGGTGTGGCCGAGGGTGGGGCGATGACCGCGTTCCTGAACGGTGCCGTCCAGCCCGTGGACTCCACTGATGTTCCGGAATCATCCCCGTTTTTCCGCCCATATTGGGCGCACTGTTCCAACAGGCGTTGCATCGCCCGGCTCATGTTCCCCCGAGACTCGGAGGAGGACGCATTGGACGCCTTCGTATTGGGAGAGTGGGTGCGGCCACACCCGTTCCGTAGCTTGGAGGACGGGACGGAGTGGACGTGGTCACAGGCCGGATTGCGCAACGAGGTCATCCACTTGTTGGCTGACCACACCACGGAACAGGTCGAACAGCTTGGGTTCAACCCGCCCGCCGTCGAGGAACTAGCGAACCAGCTTGCATTGCGGCGTATGGAACTGAATCCCGAGGAGGCGTTCGACACGACGCTCATGTGCCCCAAATGCGGTGGTCGAGGCCAATTCCGCAAGGCTGTCAACCCGTTCACGCACAGGAAGACCAGCTGGGAATGCTGGTGGCGGGTCGGATGCCCCAAATGCGGGGCGAGAACCGTCAACTCGTTCCCAACCCAAGAACAGGCGCAATCCGCGTTCGAGGAAAACGACCTATTGCGGGAGCCGGAAAAATAGGAAAGGCTAAAAAATAATGGGACTATTCCAATTCCTTTCTAGACGAAAGCCTGAAAGCGAACCGGTCAAAGTCAGTCCGCCTTCAATCGCACAGGACAAGCTCAAAGCCGTCGTGTACGGTCTCGCCATAGGCGACGCGTTGGGAGTGCCTTATGAGTTCCAGCAAAGAGACACATTCACCTGCACGGGAATGGTCGGGCATGGCACGCATAATCAGCCAGCCGGAACTTGGAGCGACGACACGGCAATGAGCCTAGCCACCTTGGACTCACTCAGCAAATGCGATGGCAAAGTAGACGCGACAGACCTGATGATACGTTACAGAATGTGTCTGGAATACGGAATGTACATGCCGGACGGCAACACATATGATTCCGGTATCACCGTCGCCACGGCCATCAGGTCGGGGCATGGTTGCGATGGTCTGGATGATAACGGCAATGGTTCGCTTATGCGGATGGCCCCGTGCGCCTTCTATCATCTGTCCGACGAGGAAATCGAACAGGTCAGCGCCATCACCCACGCTCATGAAATGAGCATGACGGCGTGCGTGCAGTACGTGCGAATCCTCGAAGGACTGGTGAACTGCGTTCCTTCACATAAGGCGATAACCGATTCAGGATTCCCGTTCGACCCAACCATTCCCAGAACGAAAGTAGAATCGGACGGATTCGTACTCCACACATTGAACGCGGCACTCTGGTGCTTAACCAACACTCACAATTATCAGGATTGCGTACTTACCGCAGTAAACCTCGGGGAAGACACGGACACCACAGCCAGTGTCGCGGGAGCGTTAGCCGGAGCCGTCTACGGGTTCGACTCCATTCCTACAAAGTGGATTGAAAAAATGCGAGGACGGGAACTCATAAACATGTACATATGTGAGTCGATTCAAGGAAGAAACTAAAAGCGGATGTTGTCATCGTTTTTCTATTTGATTTTTGGGATAATCGTCATAGGCGTAATAATCACACTGTTGTCGGCTTGGGCCGTCAAGCTGTCTAATCCATATCGTTTCCCCTATTTTCGATACTCATTTGATGTTTCCGGTAAAAGGAACGTTGACCTTATCAACTTAATTGATACGTTCCTTTTAGATGAACGCAACCGTTCCCTTTTGGATGATTACGCCCGACAATTAGACACTTGGAAAAAACAGACGAAAGCAGAAATTGAGAGTATACATTTTAAATGGCTTCGGCAAAAAAGACGGGAACAATACGAGTCTATTTTAGATGAAGACCATGCGTATACATTTTCTACGTGCAGAAATAGAACTCGTTATAATCAAGCGAATTATATTCGCACACCTTATACAGTGACATTCGTTGACCAGCAGATTCAGGTGAGCTTGGAATGGTTGCTCGACCGTTGCCGTCAGTTAGAGAAAACCAATTTCGAGGCCACTTTGAAAGATTGGAATTGCAAACAGCAACGACGGCTAATGACGCCGAAACTGCGAAAAAAGATAGCTGAACGAGACAACTACACTTGCCAAAACTGCGGCAAATACATGCCAGACGGTGTCGGACTGCACATCGACCACATCATCCCCGTCATCAAAGGTGGCAAGACAGTCGAATCTAATCTGCAAGTTCTCTGCTCGAAATGCAACGGACGTAAAGGTGGCCGATAAGAGGAAGGAACCCGGAGAATGTTGACTCTCCCCATCACAAGAAAATGGTACGATATGATTCTTTCCGGTGAGAAGACGGAAGAATACCGAGAAGTCAAACCCTACTACGATTCCCGTTTCCGCCGACTGTTCGACATGGACGAGTCGAATAATCCAACAGGATTGGACGAGCGGCCAATACTATTCCGCAACGGATACTCCCATACAAGTCCGAGCTTCACCGCCATCTGCACGCTCTCTAAAGGAGAGGGACGTACCGAATGGGGAGCCGAACCGCACAAACAGTATTGGATATTAAACATCCAACGAATCCACAAATAGGTTTTTGCACCCTTTCGGAGTATGTTTTAGCTAAAAAGAAACACACTCCGAAAGGAAACCTAATTTTGAAATATCTACTATTAATACTCGTCCCATCATCCATCCTGCAATGGTTGCTACTACTCGTATGCGGCGTGGGAGGATGGTTCCTGTTCTCCACTCAGTTTAAAACCTCAAAAAAGTCCACCGCCATGGTCAACGTATTAGGTGCTGTGTGTGGTATCGCATTCTTTTACGGATTGAAGAATGGTCTCGGTGGTTTGAGTGACATGTTCATGTCACTCACCGGAAAATACGTGTACGGGTATCCGCATTCGCAAGTTCCCCTAATCAACGCGTTTATCGCCATTCCTCGTATACTCATTGGTGTTTTTTGCATGTGTGCCGCATATGGTCTTTATCAGCCGGTATCCGAAAAAGAAGGCGAGGAGTACAGGAGCCAGAGTCGGCAGAATGAGGCAAAGGAAGTTGAACAGGCTCTCAATCAGACCATCGACCAGATAGGCGTAGTCTTCAATCTGCTCAAAGCCGAACCCGGCCAACCAAATTATCACGGTTACAAGCTAGTGAACGAGGATTGCGGGGGTCAACCAGACCCCTTATGGAACACCATGAACCCAGCCAACATCCAACAGGCGAGAAGCCAATACCGCCTCTACGGCAATCCGGGCGGCGGCCTATCACAGTCGAACTTCACCACCAATGAGATTCAATCCGGCCAGAAAGGTGAACAAATCCTCGCCAACATGATTACCGGCAACTGTCCCAACGTGGTGTCCTTCTGGTCGTTGCACGGTCTGAACGAGCGACACCAGTTCACTGACGCGGATATCGACTGCGTGATTGCCGGACAGGACAAACAGGGCAAAACACACTTGTGGTTCGTGGATGCGAAGAACTATAAAGGTAATGCGGACACCGCCTACCGTAACCTCACCCCAGACCAACTGTTGAGAATTAGTGTCAGCCAGCGTGCGTTCGAAACCGGTGTGGATGGTCGTCCGGATTTGAAACTTTCCGCGAACATGAACTGGCAGAGGGACATGTGGGATTTCATGTTCCACTGCAAACCCGTCGAAGTGGAATGGCTTGTCTGCATGGTTCCGACTTCGGATAAGGGCGTGCCGGATGTGAATGGCGTCATGTGGCCGGGTGATATTCCTTGCGTGACGCCGGAGGAGCTGGTGCGACGTGTCAATGCGGTTGACTTGGATTCGACGCAGAATCTTCCGTTGGACTGGTTGGATACTTTGAAACGGCATGTCAAGCACTGAGCTGTTTTTGGGCGCGGGTTGTTTTCTTCTCGCGCCTTTTTTGTTTTTTGTTGTGTTCAGCGTGTCTCATTACATTAAATGATATACTGGGATTGTTCACACAAAGGAGGTTGGAAATGCCAAACCAAACAACAATCCTCGCCCAACACGGACTAATCAAAGCAGACACCGCCACACCAAAAGACTGGGAAACCATCGACAACATCAGAGACAAAAGATTCAGCATCCCGCTAAGCTGGGAACAAATACAACAACTACTAGCCAAACACCCCACAATCCGCCCATACCTCTACCTCTCAACAGGACTCGACGGACTCGTACTACTCAACACCAATACAGGAGAAACCGCAAACACCCAACCACTCATCTTCGAAAACCTTTCAGACGAAAACGATTCCATGTTCAGCATGGTCGAACAGCATATCGGCAAATGGGACAAGACCACACCCACAAAAACGCTGATACAGCAAGGCAGAACAGACGAAGCCAAACAGCAGATAGACCACGCCACCGCACTGGCACCAACAGCCCTAATGGAACTCATCTATCAGCTCGTCCCATGGAAAGAATTGCACGACAGGCAATACCAGCGCATGACGGCATTAAACGTCAGAAAGAACGAGGAATACCCATCACGCCAATTCGACAGGCACCTCGTCAAGTTACTCCAGCAGACCAAGCCCTGCATTGGGGGAGAGGGTGCTTTGGAGAAGACGTTCGACAAGCCTATAACAGTGTACAGGGGTGAAATCGACAAGAGCGTGCATATGGGATTAAGCTGGACGAGCAGTCTTGAAGTCGCGGAAAAGTTCGCGGGCAGATTCGGTAGGCAGGGCACTATCTGGAAGACAGTGCTAGAACCCGAGAAAATACTTGCGGCTTACGCGGACGATGGTGAGCATGAAGTGCTCGCCATCGTCTCAGAAAATACCGTAAATAATGTTCGTGAATTCAGTTAGACCTGTATCCTTAACTTCTAGTTGCAGGGGGCATAATATGTGCTGTTGCCCTGAGAATCGAATGTCGCGCAGAACTTGGTGTATCCAGAATTAGAGGAACTATTATTCTGGTTCTGGCTTTGCTGTGGCGCAGACTGTTGGGTCTGGGCTTGTTGTGTCGGAGCACTGTAGGTGCTGGTGCCACTGTTCGCACGACTGTAGTTCGTGTTCGAGTAGGTTTGGGTCTGGACTTGCGACTGCTGTTGTGCGGCTTGGCGTGCGGCTTCCTCGGCTTCGGCTTCCGCGTCGGCTTGTTCCTTCGCCGTCTTGGAGTCGTTTACGCTTTTGACAGCCTTAGACACGGCGTCTTTCTGCGCGTTCAGGGTTTTCACGTCAGACTTCTTGTCGTCAACGGTTTTCTTTGCCGTATCGATGGCGGTTTTCAGGCTTTCACGCGTCTTGTCATCGGACACTTTGCCTTCGGAATCCTTGTACAGGGTTTCCGCATCACTGATGGCCTTGTCGAGCGTGTCCTTCGCATCCTTGACCTGCTTGGCGGTCTTGGACGCCTCCACCTTGCCCATGGCCTTGCCGATGGCGTTGATGGAATCGTTGGCTTCGGTCATATCATTGGAGACGCTGGCGTTGGCCTTGGATACGCTCCACAGATTCCACCTGCCGACGTTTCCGATATCCGGAATGCCCTTCCGGGTTTCACCGGTCTTGACACTCTTGCTCAACGAGTCCAACACGGCCTTGTCGAGCACGTCCGACTCCTTCGTGGCCTTGACAAGGGATTGCGCTTCCGCAATCTTCTTCACAAGCTTCGAATCAGACTCCTTGGCCGACTCAACCCGAGACTCGTAGGAACCATACGCACTGTTCGACGCATACGCGTAGCCACCAACACCAGCGAGGACTACGATTGCCGCGATGGTGCTGGCAATGATGACTGTCTTTTTGCTTGGCTTTTTCTTCTTGTTCTCGTTTTCCTCATCCAAGTCAAGTGGAGAGATGGTCTGGGTCTCCTCAAGGTCTTCGCTCTTTTCCATTGTGTCGGTTGCTCCTTTATTTTTTCTGTGCTCGGTTTAGTAGAAGGAAGTAGTAAACGGCAGTCTTCCAATCATTTTCCCATGTGGGGTAGGCGAACGCTACTCTTTAATGTGGACAAAACCACTATAACGCAAGATTAGGTGTGTTGCAACATCTAATACCATACGAAGCAATCAAAGCAGGAAAATCAGCAATACCAACGCCTACGACGCTGATAGACGACAGGCTCGTCCCAATCCTCATCCATTCCGCCACCGTTGTATGTGACTACGGCGGCACGCAGCGCGTCTCGAATCTCCGTCTCACTCCCGTAATCCGTGTGCCAGTCGTCCTCAATCCAACGCCAATCGCACCATCGGTGTGCGGGAACATGCGGATTCCTTTTTCTCGAATACGCGTAGCCTTTCAAGTCGATTTCCTCGAAGGAATATCCCCAACCGAAAGTGCGGGTGCGGGAGAAACCGCATGAGCGTGCGTCCTCCTCGATGACGGAATACGGCTTGTCCTTGAATGTCCTCGACAACGGCGTCTCCTTCCGATAGGTTACAGTCCAATGATAGTGAGACTGTCCACAAATTCAAGAACAGCTTCAAAAGCGTCTTTTCATTGTAAGAAAATTCCTTTTTTCAAAAGGTTGACTGTGACAAGTCTGATATATATGAAAGATGATGATGACAAACCTCTAGAGGAGTATCTATGGTTAATCCATTGAGTAAGACTCTCCGGAAAGTCAAGGGCTCCATTCTTAAACGGGTGGGGAAGGCCGCTGTCGCACTGGTTGCGGCGACGGCTA